GTTAATTCATAATCATTAGGCTGAACAATTTCTGTAGACTTATAATCATATCTTAGTCTTAAAGTTGGTGACACCTCGCCTTCAGGCGAAAAAGAAGTTCTAAGATATTTAAAAGTTTTTCGTGTTCCAATATCACCGCAGTCTAAATCGGCTGTTTCATATGTAGCAAGGATATTATTTTCTACGCCATCATAAATAAAACTTGTACCGGTATCATGGTTATACACATAGCCATTTCTATCGCCGTGATATTTTTTTTCTAAACCAGTATAATCAATTTCTGAACTTAAACCAAAAGCCTGTATACCTTCTGTTTCAGACCATTCAAAACCTTGACCAGTAAAAGTACCTATAATACCTTTTGAGTTTGAAGCCGCTTGATCAGCTTCTGCATAAAATAACCTATATTGTGATTTTGATCTAAGTACGCAACTGTCTATAACAAATGAATTTATATTAACTGCAATGTTAGAAATAATGTTTTGTATTTGCCTTGAAATAGAACTTAATTCTGTATCGCCAATTCGCGCTGTACCTGCAACAGTACGAATACCATCAGGCGCTAGAAATACTAGATCACCTCCAATTTCTTGAATGCTATATCCACTAAGACAGCCTACGTTTTCTGCAATAGGATCAATACGAACAGTTTGAGTATCATTTATATTTATAAGTTTATGTATACTATTTCTTGCAAATACAATTAAGTCTGTTCTAAAGCCTTTAATACCTTGTATTTGATCTGATATAGTTATTGCACCTGAACCAGTACCAGTAAAATTAGTAGGATCATTATTAACACTATAATAAACGGTACTTAAACTTCCTGCTACGCCTGCTGCAATTAAATGGTGGTCATGTACCGTAATATATTTTACACCATTTGTACCAGATACTGTAATTTCATTTGCAAAAAAAGTACGGGTGTTTAATGCGCCAGTACCCTCCATCCGAAAAACATAAGGCTTATTGGATCCATCAGCAATAATTAGCTGCCCATAGTTATATGTAGCACCTTCAAATATTGCAAATTGGCATTGGCCTTGATTGGTTCTTGTTAGTAATGAACGACCAGTAAAGGCTGTATAATTATCGCCGCCTGTTGCTACAGCACTACGATTAATTTGTAGCCATGTAATCCCATCATTACTAAAAAATATTCCTGTACCCGAACAAACTACAATACCGTCTGCATATGGATAAGTACCTAAAATTCTATTTCCGCTATTCGGTCGGGTAGCTGAATCACCACCAAAGGCCGTAAAGCCATTAATACGCCGATAACCACCATCAGGATCTACTTCAAAATTATTTAATATTGTTGCAAATCCGGGTTGACCTAAGATTTCCAAAGAGTTAAGATTTGTATTTAAACCACCTCTACATGAAAAACCAAACGCCTGAGACATTAAACAAATCTCCTGCGATCATCTTTTATATAGAAAGGCTCTGGAACCATTAAATTAGATTTCATAAGTCGCAAGCCACGACGATATTCTTCAAGAGCTAAAGCCGCTGGTTGAACAGCTTCTTTAAATTGATGAACAAAATATCTAGCTCTTGCTAAAAGTACGGTTTTATAAACATCTGGAAAAACAATTTCGTCTGAAAAATCTGAAAGCTGTGTAGGCTGGTTATACGCATAAAACCAAACACGGTATACTTTGTCTGGAATTGGGCTTAGTCCAAACATACGCCCATCAGGACTGCGAATAACGCGCTTAGGTTCGCCGCCGTTTGCATTTTCAGCATCGTCTGCGTTTTCTCTGGCCCTATAAAAATCTTTCCATTCTTCAATGGTTGTAAATTTAAGATTTTTAGCAACATAGGGGGCTACTTCGCTTGTAACACCAACAGTAGTTAAATAAAAATTATCCCAATCTATTGCGCCATAATCGTCTTTTATAGAGTCGCTGGCAGGCTTTAGCTCATACCAACGAGTATTAGCAACAGTTTCAACATAGACATTACCATACATAGGGTCTGTAGTCCCACTGTCAGCTACTGACAAAAAAGGCCATTGGGGTTCTTCTAGAACAATGTCAAGGTATGCTCTGTTTATACAATCTTTGGCGTGTGCTTGAATACCAATAGCACTAGAAAAATTACTAGTAGTCAGCGGGACTTCATTCATTTCACGCAAAAGTTCGTTTGTCAACTGTAAGTATGTTGTTGCCATTATTTTTTATGAACCTTTTGGATTGGAAAGTCTACGGCTTTAGAAGCTCCTTTGTGGGCTTTGTAACCGTCTTTAGGATCTTTCATTAGCTTAAAGCTTTTACCGCTCTTCATCCAATGATAGCCTTCGGGGGCTTTTACTTTCATTTTTGCTTCATTGACTCATTATGGTCTGGAGACATTTGTTTGGCTTCCATTTCCATAATATTGTTATAGTCATGGGCCATGCCGCCCTTAGCCATCATGTTTCGATTTGAACCGTATCCACCGCCCATATAAGTAGAACGAACTTTTTTACCCATCCTGTAGTTCATTCGCTTTTTATTGTCCATTTTTTTCTCCTTTGTCTTTTTTTCCAAAAATCTTATCGTAATTTTCAGCAAACTTTTTTTGGTCTACATGGCGATAACGTCCACGCTTATTCTCAGTTAGCTTCATACTGATAGGTTTATTTGGAGTTGAAATCAATGGCATATCTTAGTCCTTTAAAATAAAGGGAGGGGTATTTCACCCTCCCTCCAAAACATCTTAGTCGATGTTGTAGTAAGCACCAATGAGGGCTTCGTTACGGAGAACCTTAGCTCCCCAAACGTGCAAGCCGCGAACAATGTCACCAAAGCTAGAAGGATCACGAATGACCTCTGTGCTAGTGATGGATTGTGCGGTTGCAACAGCACTCATGTGACCAGCCAGCATAAAGCCAGTTGCATTGGTCGTAGCAGGCATATTGTTTGACTTGTACATGGAGAATCCACGCAACTTGCCAGAACTTACCAGACCGTTACGAATAGAGCCTTGGCCTGCGTTGAAGTCTACTGACAACAGCTTAGAACCGCTCTGAGAGAGTTGCTCATAGAAGTCAGGAGATGCTACAACCCAGCGACCCTCTTCGGGTACGTTCTGATCATCCAACAAACGAGCCATACGAGCAAGAACGTCCAGAGGATCAGTCTCGCCAGTAATGCCTACGTCAATAGCACCAGCGCCATCGTATACACCAGCACCCAAATCGGTCGCTGAGTCAGCACCAAGCGTGTGGTCGGGCGCAGAAGCAGACAAACCAGCCTGCATGATTGCAAATACACCCTCATCAAAAGCATCACGCAACGCATAAGCCGCTGAAGAAGATGCCACTTCCTTGAAGTTTACGTGCGACATTTTGGTTTCAATGTCATCGACAATAAACTTAAATGCGTTTGCACGATCAACAACAAGAGTAAGCTCTTGGTCGGTCAGCTTAGTTGAGGTTACGTCTGCACCACGCTCGTACTGATAGACGGTGATTACCGGCTCTTTGATGATGTTTACGCTATCACCAAATGCCGCAATCTCGCCAGCATAGTCAGTGTTAGTTACAGCTTCACAGACTGATGCCTTACGGAAGAAGTTAAGAACCTTCTTACTGTAGACAGCAGGCAGGAAGAATGAATTGTTTTGACCCGCAACCGAGTTTGCAAAGTTTGCATTGGTATCAGTTGCTGGCTCAAAATATTGATCACTTACGTTATAAGCCATTTTAATTTACTCCTAAAAGACAAGTTATTATCTTGCTACTCGTCCCTCGCGGATGGCTAGATCAATTTCTTGTTCGTATTTGTCATAGTCATCCAAGGACAGGGCAGCAATTTCCCGTTGCGTCCATATTTTGGCTGACTTTGGTTCAACGCCGGTAGTCTTTGTCGATACCATATCAGCCGCATTGGACTTTGAAGGTTGTGACCTGCGCGTTGAAGAATTAATTGCAATATTGTTTTCCATTTTATAAAGGTCGATAGCACGACTAGCTAATGTAACATTGTCTGGGTTTTTATAAATCCAACGTTGAATTTCTTCTGGTTGAACTTTAGCCCATTCATGAAACCTGTCATCACCCCTAATATCTTCAAAATCAGGGTGTCGCTCTCGTAGTTTAACCTCAGCATCACGCTTAGCCATTTCTGCTTCGCGTCTTTCAATAACTGAAAGTTTTTGTTGAAGGGCATTCATTTGCTCTTCACTACGCATATGAGCAACTGTTTCAACAGTGTCATATAGATCAGGATAATCGTGTTTAAAGCGTTCAAGATCTTCGATGCTTTTTGGTGGTCGATACTGCGGTCGTGCAGATCGTGCCATAGCTTCTAGTTCTTCTTCACGCTGTTTAAACTCTGAAATTTTCTGATCGTAATGTTTTTTTAGATCGTCATATCTCTTTTTATAATTGGTACGAGAAGAAGTTTGTTTTTGAGGGGTTCCATCTTCTTCGGAAGTAGCCTCTTGTTCTTCTTCAAAAAACAATGAATCTGCACTTTGCATAGGTGGCCCATCTGGTGTGTGCCAAGCCTTTTTTTGATTGTACGGATTCGCTTGCGGTTCTTCGCTCATGTCACTTCTCCTTTCTGGGGCTTGTTGTCTTTCAAGGTGGCTGTATTAATGCGCTATTTAATACAGGGTCTTGATACTACAAGGTGGCCTCAAGGTTATAAAATGATAAGGGGCTAGATTTTCTAGGTAGCCTTATCGGTTCATAAGACTAGGCATTCGGCTTGCGTAAAGCATTTGATCCTCTACTTTTTCCTCTTGATCTTCGTCTTGTTGTTGATTACTATAACGATCATCAACAGGCATACCGCCTTCTGCCATAGCCATAAGACCGCCATCGTAAGCGCGTTCAGCCTCGTCCATCATTTCTTGGAGATTGTCTGCGCCTAGTTGGTCGGTCGCCTTTCTGGTGAAAACAAATTCACCATCCGATAACCTTGCGGGTATCGAATCTGATATACCAGTACCGGGGCCTTCAACTTCCCCAGCACCAGCAAATTCTGTTGCATTTAAAATTACTTTATCTAAAATTTCTTCAAGCCGAGGATCGTCATCCAAAGCCTTAAATAAATAATCTTGTTCTTCTTGATCTAAAATTTCTGAGGCTACAAAGTCTACATACTCTTCTTCCATTTCTTCGTCAGGAAGCATATCTTCGGCTTGTTCCATTTTATCTTCTGGGCTAAGATTGTTGTATGTATCTTCTGGAATTTCGCCACCTTCAGCTTTTAATTCTCTTGGGCCTAGCGTTGCGCCTACATCTGGAAGATCTGCCCCAAAGATTTCAAGATCTTCGTCTGAAAGATTTTGCATAAACTGTCGAGCGCCTTTAGCATCAAGGGTATCGGTATATTCAAAAATTTCGTCAATGTCATTAAACATTTCAAGATTTTTAGCTACTTCTGCTGGTTCCATACCACGAGCCATTTCAACCATATCAGTTAAAGGCTCTTCGCCCATGCCCAACTTTGCGGCTTGGCGCTGTGGAAGTTTTGAAACGACCATTTCATAATCTTCGTCTGAAAGTTCGTCTAATACCCTTGGGTTGTCTTCAATCATTTTAGATATATCTTGAAGGGCTTTTTCTTCATCTACCATTTTTTTCTTAGCGGCTTTAGTTTGCTTGCCTGTAAGAGCTGCTACAAGATCTAAAATTGCACCGCCTTTACCATATGCTTCACGCTCTGGAGGAACCATTAAAGATCCACCTTCAAACATTTGTTCGCGCATAGCGTCCATTTTTTTATAGGCTTGCATAATAATGTTTTGATCAAAACCTTTAGTAGATTGTTCAAATCTTTGACGAATTATATTTTCTTCTTCTTCAGATTTTGCCTTCTCTAAAGACATTTGCATTTGTTCAAAAAGTTCAATGTAGTTATCAACTTCACCACCTTCATTTTTTTCTACTCTTCCAGCATCTCTTAAAATTTGATATTTAAAAAAATTAAATTGCGAACCTAAGTCTTTTTTTAGTTTATCAACTTTTTTAGTTAGTTCTTTTTGTTTTTTATTATATTCTGCAATTCCTTTTCGGGTAGTAGGTTTTTTTGATGAGTTTAATTCAAGAATAGCTTCTCCAGCTTCTGACATAAACTTTAAAATTTCTGAAGCTTCTTTTCTACTTTCTGGGCTAGGGTCTTTTCCTGTTAATTTTACAATTGCTTCATCGTCTATTTCTTCAAGGCTCATTTCTAAAGAAGATAGCAAAGACCCTTCAGCAAAAGCTCCACGACCTTCTAATACATCTGCATAGGTTACTTCACCGTCGCCTGTTAGATCTGGAAATTTTTTAGCCATCGTCTTTTTCCTTTCGTCTTTGATTTACTTGTTCTTGAAGTGTTAGCAAGTTAGCCAGAGAACTCGCCTTCCCCTGCTTGCGGAACATTTCCTGTTCCGATGTTGCCACCGCCAGTGCCTGTAACTCCAACATCCGCAGGTTGTTCAGGTGTTCCTTCAACGGCCCCCATAGCTCCGGGTTGTTGACCAATGGGGCCAACTTGTTCGCCACTTCCTTGTCCAGCATTGTTTTGCATTCCTATAATCTGTGCAGCTAGTGCTGCTTCTTCGGGATCATTTAGTATTTCATCAGGATCAAGATCCAAGCTATATGCTAGTTCACTAATAAGCTTTGACATCTTAACAAACGGAGCAATAGCAGGATTTTGAGCAGTTTGAAGAAACATAGTCAATCGTTGACTTCGCACTTCTTTTTGCATCAAGCTGTTTGTACCTAATGCTTTTATTTCTAGATCACCTTCAGTCTTTAACTTACCATCAAAAAATTGCATATTCCATTGGAAGTATGCTTTGCCTAAAGGCTTTAACAAAAAGTCATCTAAATTTTTTACAACTGTTTTAATATTAAGCGATGCGGCTCCTAACAACATAGACATACCAGATGCAGTACGAGTCATGCTCTGTACGCCTGTTTGACCATGAGAATAGCTAGGAATGCCTGTTTGTTCGTCTGCAAGCTGTCTAAATTTATCGAACATCATCATATTTTCTTGAGATGTGTTCGGAAACTTAAGTCCGTGGATGGCTTGTCCGGGCATACCAGACTGACGCCTAAATACTTTGCCGGGATAAACTTCCATGCTTTGACCACCCACAAGCATAGTCTCGTCTACGTCAAAGACTAATGAACCACTCAGCGCCAGATTATCAATAGCCATTCGTGCATGACCATTCATAATCTGCTGGCTGTCGTTCATGTTTTCGGCAACACCTATACCAAAGAAACTATATGGGTTTCTTTCGTATGGAAAGGCATTGTATGGAATACGGTATGGCGTAAAGGGATTAACAACAGCCCTGAGTACAAGGCCATTACAAATCCAAGCATTAATCTGTATTTCATCAAGTGTATCTACTCCTTCAGGAAGCTCCATGCCAATTTCTTTGGCGTATTCTGCATCCATTAAGCCCCAATACTCTAAGACTTCAAAGCGGCTTGAACCCATATCAGACATTCTCTGATCGTCTTTTAACTCAAACTCATAGTCTTTTTCAACATAATTTGGGCCAAGCATCATACAATCACGAATAGCATCTTCGTTAAAGTATGGCATTTTACGCAATGCCCTAAGCTGAGATTTATTTAACTTGTGTCGATGAACAATGTATTCACACTCATCAATGGAAGTAGCATTAGGATCAGGAAAAAAGTCCCAGACGCTAACAAACTCAATACGAGGAACTCTAACAAAAATTGGATCATAAACCCGTTCTCCGTCTTCATCATTCCAACGATGCAAAGTCTTGTTATAATTAAATGGCCCTTTTACAATACCTGTGCCAAAAAGAGTAGATTCAAACATAGCATTGCGAAGTTCAGTAGAACCATTAGATTCATCAATCTGATCGTGAATTAACTTTTCCATATTTCTGGCTGCTTCTTTAGCAGGAGAAATTTCAAGCATTTCAGGAATGGGCGATGGGCCTTCTTCAAATGTTAGTTCTTCGGCAGCTTCTAAATCTTCAAAAATACCTTTACCAGAGTTAAGCGTGGCTCCGGGCTTTAGTACACGACCATCCCCTTTATAACCAATACCGTTTTCTTCTTTAGGTTTTTCTGGAGGTTTTGGCGCTTCAGCAGTTTCAATCCCAGCAGTCGGCTGAGAACTAAGGTGCATATATTCAGAGATACCTTCAGGAAGTACCGTAGGCGATACACCAATCGGAAACTTGCCTGTTCCAAAGATAACGTCTACAAGCTGACCAAAGGCTGCAAGCACCTTAGTCTTTGTAACCTTAATAAATACACGAGACTTTTCGTTTTCGCGGAATCTTACGTTTTTAGGATATAGGCCACGAAAGTTATGATAGGCAGTAATCCAACGATTTTCATCAGCATCTCTTGCAAGTTCTGCTTCAATATAACGGGCTTCAATAAGTCCAGCCAAATTAGATTTAATCTGTGAATCAGCATTAAGCTCTAAGCCGTCTTCATCTTCTACTTTTTCAAAATAAAGATTGTTGGCATTTTCTACAAGAGTATTTTCAAATTCTGACATGATTATCCTATTGTTGTTAGGCTAACGAGAGCATATATCATTGTCCACCCAACCGTAATTCCTAAAAAATAAATACCGTATGTATTTAACGGTCGCCAAACTTTTTTGTTCATTAATATCCAAATGTTCCGTCTGCTGGTTGAAATACAGTTTCTCTATGAAACTGACGAATTTGGCTATAAGTATCATTTACTCTTGGTCTAGCCATGATCAAATACCTTAAAGCATCATACGCATGATCAGGCGCATGAGTATCAACATCTTCAGGGTTACTTTTATCCAGAGGAATACTTTGAAGTTCGCGTATCAGGTTAGGACAAGTATTAAATATTTGTATTTTGGGCCTTCCGCTTTGCTGAGTCTTCAAGTATTCATGGATTTGAATCTTTCCTGCAACCCTGTTTTTATCTGCTCTTCGGAGTTTATGACCAGCCTTAACTAGTGTTTCTCCGACTGTTGGGCCTGTTTGCCCTGTTCTGTTCCAACACGCTGTATCTAATACGCCCGGAACGCTCATTGGATCATTTAGCTCCATTTCAGATATTATGTGAGCTAGGTCAGTGCCTAGTAGACCTTTACGATACAATTCTCTATAAATTATTAGTGTACCATCGTCTTTGTCTACGGCTCCCCAAACACAAGCTGATTCTGAAGCATATCCATAGTCAATGCCTTTAATTCTTTCCCAGTGCATTGGGATTTCAAAAGGCTCAATAACATGAAGGTTTCTATCAAACTCTGTGAAGGCTGCACCTTCTGCAACCTCCCAATCACCTTCTAATAGCTGTCTGCGTTGCGTAGGTGGCAACGCCTTCAGCATTTGTTCGTATCGACCATCATTGGCTAAGTATGGATTATCATCTAACCTAGCCGGTATAAACTTTCTTGTTAATCCATCTGCGCCCTTAAAACTTTCGTAGGGCGGTGAAGGATCAATATATCTTTTCTTTACCCAATGCGCTCCAACACCACCGGGGTTAGCGGTACACCGCATATAAGGTATAATCTCTGGATCTGTTGTACGCAATCGTGAAGCCAAGTAATTCCAAGAAAACTCTGTAGCTTGGTGCGTAATCTCATCAAACCCAATCCAACTATACGCTTGTCCTTGGTAGCGATATACATCTGCATCTCTCTCCAAGAATCCAAATTCTATTTTAGCTCCAGACGGAAAGTTCCAGAGCTTTTCTACTTCTTTGTACTTACAACCGGGAAAGGCTTTCGGGTAGAGTTCACGAGATTTGTCTATGAGTTCGCGTAACTCTGGCATAGAACGCCGCAGGATCAAAGCCCTATGCGCGGCCCGATGAGCAAAACGAAGTGGATCAACCAACATCGCATAGCTCTTGCCTCCACCAGCCGCACCACCATACAAAACATCAGTCTCAGAAGCGGCAAGAAAGTCAGTTTGTGGGCCGTCGTTGGGCCTAAAGATGACATTCTCTTCTGCGACAGTCCTTAACGCCTTGGGCAAATTAGCCGTTTCTGTTGTTATTTTACCCTCGGCTTTTGCCTCAGTTCCTTCTAATTTTTTTAAGGTACTCTTAGAAGTGTCAAGCGACCTTTTGTAGTTTTCTAATTTGGTGCGTACCTGCGCTAATCGTTTTTCTTTCTTTCGTACAGTTTTTCTTGCTTCAATCTTGGCCTTGGTTTGGGAGTGGTAGTTGTAGCCTCGACCTGACGAACCTTTGGGTCTGCCAGTTTTTTTACGAGGTGTTCCATCCTTTTTGAGTATAAAATCCCCGTTGTCGTTTCGCATATACGCATCGGGGTTAGTCTCCCAATCATTCATAGCGATCTGCAATCTTTTTTAGGCCAGTATGAGAAATACTTCTACCCGTATCGTATTCAATCCACATTGCTCCTTCGCGTAAAGATAAAACTTTATTTTTTACTAGCGGAACAATTTTATTGAGGGCTTTAAGTTCGTCCTCAATCTCTTCTAAATGTACTCCATCTTCCATTAGCTTATAGCCAAATGGAATAGTACTGCTACTGCGCCTCTTCATAAGAGCCTTCAATAATTACTTCTTGTTTGGCTGGTAAAATAAAAAGACCGTTTGAACCTTGTACATTTACATCTAGTTTGTCTGTCTTAGCTAGTCCTACACGGTCTAGGAGCGTCTGAGCGGCTTGTAGACGAACGTTAGCTTGAGGTATAGGCTGTTCACTGTCCATGACCTCAACGAGCTTTAGAGCGGCTTTAGGGGCGCTTTGAGCTAATATACTCTCGGCTAGTTCAATTATTTCTGTTTTAAGTGCTTTAACTACGGATGTATATGAGCCTTCAGCATACCCCGCAAGCTCTGCTGCTTTTTTTGCGTCACCGTTACAAGACATAAGGTTGTCAAGAAACGATTGTTGTTTTATAGTTAATTCTTTATTCATAACTATATATTATATACCTGATATTAGAAACTGTCAAGTAGTATATACATTGTTTTTTGGTAATAGTTGGCAAAAGTCTTGACAAAATCTATTTTCAAGTATATAATAGACTATGTAGCCCACCGGGTACATATAGATTTAGCTACCCGTTTTAAAGACTTTGGAGTTGGGCGACAAACTGGTTGACACTCAAAGTCTTTGGAAATGTATGACATTGAGTATATATACACCCACCCCCCCATGGACACCTGCCCACGCCTTACGCACTTGAAAACTCTCCAGAGTTTTTAATAGTTATTGCCCCATCTCCAGAACCCTCCAAAGAATTTTAAAAAATCTCTAAAGATTTTTTAACCCCCCGCCAGAGATTTTCTAGTTTCCTAAACTAGAAGGCCTTCAGAGAGTTTAAAAATTTTTAGAAATCTAAAAAGATTTCTAGAGTTTTCAAAAACTTAATAAAAAATACCTACGGTATTATTTAACTCTCCGAAGAATCTCAAGCAAGCACCCGTGATCGCGTCACACGCTCTTTCACAACCGCATAATGCGCAGGGAAAGACGTTGACAATTTTCAGCGCCTCGCTTAACTTGGAATGGCCTTGGCGATGACAGCCTCGGCTCAAACCAACTTACGGGGCAAAGCCCTCACGGAGATTACATATGAGCAATTCAGCCGTTTCATTCGACGCTACTGCTAAAGCAACCGTCAAGCAAATCTACTTCATCGGGTCACACTTCGCTAAACTAACAGGCGATACTTCGCAGGAAGTTTATGGGCTTTCAAAAGTCTTTCCTGCCGCAATGCTGAAGTGGAATGCAGAGCATTCAGAGACTCCAATCACCATGGGTGATATCGACACTTGGAAGAAAGGAACTAAAGTTCCCGCCAAGTTCACCAAAATGATTCAGGTGAAAAAGCCGAAGGCACAGACACCCGCTAAAACTAAGGCGGCTCCAAAGCCTACGGCTTCTCCAAAGCCATCAGAGATGTCAGCCGGTGACTTCAAAGATCACTTTGAAAAGATTACTGGTCGAGTGTTTAGGCTTGAGAAAGCCTCAGAAGATCACAGCAAGCGACTAGCTACGCTAGATGCCAAGCTAGATGTAATCATGGCGTACATCACAGAAGAGCCTGACAGCGAGTAAATATTATATCGCCCCGTTTCGGCGGGGCTTTCAATCCCAAGGAAATAATATTATGAATACCTTTCTTCTACTTTATGTTTCGTTTGGTGTCGTGACAATCCCAGCGACAGTGCTAGGACTAATAGAATTATATTTTTACTTTGAGGAAAAAACGCGATGAATAATACTATTACTGTCAAGATCAGAAATAATTATGGGGTAGATTATATCTATCCCGTTTGTCCCAAAGCTCAAGATTTTGCAGAGATTGCAGGCACTAAAACTTTGACGCCTTATGTAATAACCGTAATTAAAAATCTAGGATTTAAAGTCCTCGTTCAACCCGACACTCCAAAGGAGCTATAAAGATGACACACGCTGAAGCCAAATATAAAGAATCTCGCCTGATGATCCTTGCAGGCTGTTATATCTTTACTGTCGTTGCTGTTGTTTTA